CCAGCTACACCAGCGTGTACGTTCTTTTTCCTTTCACGCAGTACTCGTTGACGACCAGCCTCAGATACTTTAAACTGAGTATGACCTAGCACGATTGAATGACTATGACCGATAACCTTACCTTTATTAGCGCCCTCAAGTGATTTAACACTAAAGAGGCGCTTGTGTAGGTTGAAGTACACAAACACCTTCATAACTTACTCCTTATTTCCAGCCAGTTTCGACTCTACCAGTGCGATAGTAGTTAGCTAGGCATTGTGCATACCAAGAGATCTTAGTAGCATCTTGCTCTTTGGAATCTTTCTTTCCAAGTCGCATAGAGTACTTATAGATTTGACCTAGCAAATGAGCCTCAACTCCTGAGTATCCTTCAAGAAGATCTTGCATTAACTCAATATATTGTTTACCAGCAGCTACACCTTTATAGTGTGTAGGGTTGATTTGATCCTTAGTAAGCTCATTAAGGTATTCAATACTACGCATTACCTCTTCTTCCTCCTCTTCAATAATAGGTTGATTGTACCACTTGTTAGCAGACTTAAGCCATTTACTAGAGGCCATTTTATCATAGAAATCAGTTTGAGGTGTAGACATCGCCATTTTCCTTTACTTTAGAGTCTTCATACGGTGAAACTAATCGGCGGTACATTTCGAGTTTACAACTCTCTAAGGCACCGACTACATCGTTCATAGTTACATATCGTTCTCCTTTATGCGCAAGATAGTCTAAGCAGACTGTAGTCAGGATATAGTTAAGCTCACCCGAGTCATTAGGCATACGGTGAGCGTAATCAACGTTAACATCCCAGCGTTGTTGTTTAGTGATATAAGGCATATCAACCTCCTGTGTGGTTTGGTATTGCGGGATGAGTATAGTTTGTATTTTCAAAGTAACTTTCTAAACGTTCATCCATCTTTTCGTAGTAGTCATCATCATCATAGTCGAGTTCATCAGACATAAAATCTTCTTCTTGATAGTCACCGTTAACGTAGTAACCGATATAGTTAACACCTTGTTCTACAAACGTGGCATTAACCTTAAAGTTAAAACGTTCAAAGAGTTCTGTATAGAATTTTATCGGGGGACTCCAAGCAGTATCAAAGTAGATTTCCATACTATCACCATCAATAGAGAAAAACATATCATCTGATTGAGCATCCCACTTGGTTCCCCATTTTGATAAACACCAGTCGTACCAACCTGAATGACCGTATTTTTCTAGCAAAGATTCTCTTAGCGCATTCTTTTCATCTGCATCTTCACCACCGAATGAACCAGTACGTGGATCGTTTAGTTCTGGCGGGATTGGAATAAAGAAAGACATTAGACCACCTCCTTCTTTAAGGTGGGTATCAAGTCTACGAATCATTTGAGCACTTTCATGCTCTGTGGCTGTAATAACTACTGCGTTTGCACACCAATTAGGCATTTTATTTCCTTTAAAGTTTTAGTTTCTTTTTAGAGAAGATTATTGCAAGCATCATTTTTAATGATATTAACGACAGTACTACTATCAATACTTTCATAGGTATTCCTCAATAAGTGTTTCACAAGCTTTATCTACGGTAGATCGCCATTCAGTAATTAATGACTCAAAGAAAGGATGGATATGATCATCCTCAGCTTTGAAAGCTACAACAGGTTTACCTAGTGTATGTGAGGCATAGAATACTTCCATAGCAGTACCGTGTTTAGCTAGTTTAGGGTCATTAAGGTTTACTAATAAGATATCTGCTTCCCGAATATCTCGTAGGTCTAACTCGAAGATACGTTTCATGTAACGCTTTTCGAAGTTATGTAGTCTACGACATGGATCGAGGATATCATAGTGATCTTTTAGCAGAGATTTAGCAGTGTTACGCCAACCAGAAGCAGCATCAGAAGATACATGCTCCATTGGACCTGCAAGGTAGATAGTTCTACGCTTAATCATTATATTCCTCTTCTAACATATCAACAAACATTACAACAGATAAGGCATCGTGTACCCAGTTTGTAGTAATATCGAGTTCATAGGCAATATCTTCTGGTATAACACCAGCATTGTATAGCTCATGAATTTGCAGATGTAGATCACTCATGACACTCATGGTTAGTTCCTTTCTTTTAGCATGAAATACTCGTTAAGCAGAATAGCAACTTGGTTAGTATCTTGTACAGATACTTTTAGTGTAAGCCAATCACTGCTTTCTGTAACTACTTCCATTGATACAATGAAAGCATTACTAATGGACTCAACATAAAAATTGTTGTTACGTTGTTTAAAGTCTGAGAGATGATTTGTCATTATGTGTCCTTTATGATTGAATAAAAAATCTCTACAAAGAATCCGTTAGGAATCTTCATAGAGATATGTGTTTAGAACATTCCTTCTTCTTCAGTAGCAGGAGTACCCTCAGGCATTTCTTCATCGAAGTCTACGAAGTTAGTGTTCTTTGGTTCGTACTTAATCAAGTCAACTACTTGTACAGCAGTCAACATTGTAGAGGTACCTTCTTTTGTTACTTTACCGTTAGGTGCTTTGATCTGATAGTCTTGTTGGAAGACAATAACGTTACCAACAGAACCATTACCGATGGTCTTAGAGTCGATAGGATTTTTAGAAGAATCTACAACTCGTACCTTAGCAGCTTCAGAACCATCTTTCTTAATAGCTTTCTTCTTGAGCTGTACTGCAACAGTATTAGGCTCAAAACCAGCTTTCACCTTACCAAACTTAGCAAGTTCAGATTCACGCTTCTTAGGAACTTGAATAGAGAGTTCCCATTGATCAGTACCGAAGGGTGATACTGGCTTATCGAGTTTAGCCCAGTACAACTTTACTTCTTTGATCATAACGTTAGAACCAGTGTTGTTAATAGAATCAGTCATTTTGTGTCCTTTAAGAGTTTAGTGTTAGCGAATAGTTCGCTAGATGGTACCTAATAGAGATTTTACTCTACTATAAAGGAACCATATGTCAGGTGGAAAAGCAAGAAATGTTAACTCATTAGCTAATCTTAAAGTAATTACTTCAGATACAGCTAAGGAAAACCAAAAGAAAAGTGTTCAATCACGACTAGCTAATATTCAAGCAAGAGAAGCTTTTAAACTCTCTGCTAAGAACTTTAAAGCAGTCATGGATGAACTTCCAGAAATGTCCTCCTTGGATGTTATTAAGATGGCTATGCTACAAGCTCTTCAAGAAGATAACTTAGAAGATGCAGCTCGATATGCTAGTATGCTAGCAGAGTATCAGGCACCTAAACTCCAACGTATTGAACAGAACACTACTACTAGAGTCTCTGATATGTCGGATGAGGAACTCCAGAGAATTATCTTTCAAGAAGGTCTTGAAGATAAGTCTTGAAAGAGACTCTAAAGAGAATATTCATTAAGGATATTCTCTTTTTTATTTCTCTTTATTAATAATATCTATATGATACTATTTACTGGAAATTCCCTATTAGGTACCGGCTAAAGTTAGATTTCTAATTCATCTTGAACCTCCATAGCGTTTGATGGTAAATAACCTACAGACTGTACATAGCGACTGTTACTCACAAAGTACATCTCTAGGGACTTGATATCATAGTACAGTCCATTAGGTACATTCCAGACATCTCTGGAGTACCATATGGAAGGAGCTATGACAGGTGTGAGAGTTAGTATGGGATAGGCTTTAGTGTTCATTCGTTATCCTCGATAATTAGCCCGAATTTTAACCTGAAATTTATAAGTTTACCTGCAACAATATCTATAAGATATATCTCTGCATCGTTGTACTCATGATCAGATAGGTTGTTAAGATATGCTTCAGCATTGGCTTTTAGGTATACAAGGGAGTTGCCTTGATAGAATACTTTATTATCATAGGCATCATAACCGATGTATGTGAAGGGACAATCGGAATACTTACTTTTATAAATAGCCATAGGTGGACTCCAAGCAGTATCAAAGTAGATCATTATCAAACTCCTCAAAAGATAGAAAGTCATTTTGCTCTTCAACAGACATTCCGTAGAACGTTTGGTAGTGTACTTCACCACAACATTGGAAGGAATGTTTCTGAGTACCACAATAGCAACAATACAGGGTAGTGTCGCTAAGTAGCTCTTGTATTCGTTCTTCTTTAGTCATATAGCTTTTCCTTATCGAGTTCTTTAAAGAGTGTGTTGAGGAATATGTGGAATGTTACAATATTTGGTGTGTCGAGGTTCTTTACATGTTTCCAGTAAGAGTTGTTTAGGGATTTGTCGGTGGCGAATAGTTCTGAGGTGAACTGTTCTTTGAGAGTTTTTGTAGTCATATATTACTTTCTTTGTTTAACTTTTGATACCCGCACAAGATTTACCCCAAAAACCTCCATCTAGCTACATTCTCAGCTACGATACCCTGAGAAATATACTCAGAGAGCAGCAGAAAGGTACCTAGACGAGGCTTTTGTGGGTATACCTATATAGGTACTATGTTAATTACTTAAAATGTCCTCTTGAGCCAACTCTTGGCTTCTGTATCGCTTAACATTTCCCCTGATAACATCATCAAAGTAGTCGATATCTAGGTCAGCTTCCCTAAGTTCTTCTTTAAATACCTCACTCATCTTCTTTATTGTTAGCAAATGACCTGTCCAGTCATGAGGTTGTCCATAGGTATCCTCAAATGCACCAATTAAATCGAGATATGCATCGAGAATTGCTGAGGTTTGTTTGGTATTCATAGTACTTTCTCCTCTTGGTCATACACTTCGTTGTAATTTACCACACAACCCTCTAAATCTACTGTGTTACAGAGATTTTCGATGGTAGTTAGGTCTTTTGCAGTAGCAAATACATTATGAACTCCTGCATGATCTACAGAAAGCACTGCCTCACAGCTAAATTCTGCGAGAGATTCAATGATTTCTTCAATCGAGGTGCCTACGTTGTCCTCATTTAGTGGTGTTAGCAGCATATACATGTCAATTCTCCTTAGATAAGCTTATAGCTGTTCATGTAGTTAACGAAACTGATACGCTTCCTGCGTAATACAGTACCTACCCAGAAGTCCCAGGTATCTGCGTCAGAAGCGTAAGGGAAAATCAGGTAGAGATTACCTGAGATGTACTTGAGTTGTGGTTTCATCTGTATTCTCCTTAGTAGATGATTACTTGGTAATTCTCAGGCGAGTATTCGTTGAGAATGGCTGGGTTTGTGGTCTTCGCCACTAAGACTTGTGTCAAGCGATGGTAGATGAAGTACATGGTTATCTCCTTAAATAGCAATCAAGCCAACAAAGTATGAGTCAGTTGTGTATTTGCGACCATTAACACTAGTAGCAAAGAACACTACCTCTTGATTAACCCTTTTAGCAAGGCGATTGTATATATCGCTAGTAGTTAATGTTGTGTTAAAAGTTTTGTTTACCGTCTTTGTTACAACAGCCCTAGTTCTAAAGTCAGAACAGATAGCAACAACACGATCACCTTGATTTAAGATGATCTTGATTGTCACTGGTTCAGACACAGAAACATCTGGCAAACTGAAGAGCTTGCTTAGTCGAGCGTTCTCAGCAGAGGAGAAAGCAGAGGTAAAAGCAGAGGTAAGATTGAGAGTAGCCGTTGTCATTGTAATCTCCTTGAGTAATGACAGCCTATGATCCGCATAGGAACGGTGTAGAGGAAAACCCTCTTAGAAGCACCCTGAAGGATGCAACTAGGAAAGCTCTCTTTAGAGTTCAGGAGCAGGACGGAACTCCACAAGCTCACCAAGCTCATCCGCAACGATGTTACACTCGGTGGCAACCAACTCTGCGTCAGCTTCAGACAGGCCCGAAGCGTACAGCTCATCTTCACGACCATTGGCACAAGACCACACACACCAGTTTTTGTTTGTCATTTGACAACTCCTAACCCCAGAAACCCCTGAGGAACGGGACGAGCACAGCGCTCTCCAAGGGTCTCCGTAGAGACCTATGGGCAGTACTGTTACGGCTTACCGTAGTAGTTATTCAAACCCTCATTGATCTGGTCCATTGTGGCATTACGCATACCAGGGTCATCGTCATCCAAGAACCTAGAGAGTTCACAATTAATCCTAGCAGCATTAAGCAGCTTTTGCAGAGCCATCTCGGTGACAAGAGGATTGTCAACAGTGTAAGACTCTATTGCGTAGTCAACGCTCTCCTGTAAAGTGTCACAAGAAACCCTCCAAGCAATTAGAAGGTCACATCCCTGAAGACGATCAACAACGTCTTGGTCGTACCCATGAAGGGTCAAGGTCGTAATGTCTTGGTGAATAGTGTCAAGTCCGTTTGTCATAGTAATTTCCTTAGAAAGGTGCGTCAATAGAATAGTCATACTGCTCACGAGTGAGCCTCCTAGCCTCAGCAAGGTTATGGAAGGCAATGTCGCGGTAATAAGCAACAGCATCACGGTACTCAGCGTCTGAATCGGAGCTTTTCTTTCTGCTCAAGGTAGGAAGGAACACCCAAGAGTAAGTATCCCACCAAGCAACAAGAGGAGCAGAAGGTTCACGACCAGACATCCAGTGAGGACAGCCCTTAGACCGCCACCACTTTAAGTGCCTGTACACAGAGTTAGGAATATCACAGCCACGAAGAGCCATATCAAGAATCTCAGATTCAAAGTCACCAGAGAAAGAAGCGTCTTGCTGGAGATCACCAGCAACAGCCCGAGAGAGCTTAGGACGAGACCGAAGGTAAGAGACAGGCGCATAAGACCCACAAGGATGTGAGACCATTACACCATCACGGATGTCAACGCGTTTACGAACAAGAAGGTTAACAGTGTTAAAGCGTTTCATTTTACATCTCCAGAGAGTTAAGACCGAAAGAACAAGCGAAGGTTAACAACCCACCACAGACGAGGAGCAACAAGCACTCCACAGGCGGGAACATAAACAACGCACCAAGGAAAGCAAGCCCGATAGAGAGCAAGCCAAGAAGACCGAAGAAGCGAAAGAAGAAAGACATAGGAACCTCCAAGAAAGAAAAAGAGTTAAGCAGCTTCAACACCAACGAACCAGGTATCAGGCGAGTAACCGAACGCAGCACAGAAGCGAACAGACGACCCAACACGAGCCGACAGACGAGAGAACACAAGGTCCACCGAGACCGAACGACCCAAGGCACGAGAGGCGTACGAAGGACGACAAACACGGACACGACCGTCCGAGCAGACCACAGAGACCGAGTCCACACCAGACACCGACACAGCCACAACCGACACGGGAGCAGACCACCGAGCACGAGGAACGGAAGCCAACAGCGAGGAAGGACGAGGAGCAGCGACAGAGGAAGCAGCACCAAGGACGGGAAGAGAAGAAACAAAAGAAGAGAGAGACACAACGAACTCCAGAAGCCACAGAGGAAGAAGAAGCGCGGGACCGCAGGGCAAGACGGCAACACGCAGGAGAGCGACCCACCAGAAGAGGGGGGACACGAACGAGGAAGGGGCGAACCCAAACCAACACCCTGATTCTTTGACACAGAGAGAGGTACCCCCCAAACATTCCCCCAAAAACCCTCCCCCAAAAAATCCTAGGGGTTACCCAAAACCTAATACAAAATATTACTTTTAGAAATGTAATAAGAGTTATTAGTCGGTTCCTAATAGGAAATATACATTTTATGTATTTTATAGGACACAAGTAATGAATAATAAAGAGAAGCTAGAAGCGCTGAGAGAACTCAAGAGAAGAGAAAAGCTAGCTGAATACAAGGATAACTTTGAGTTATTTGCTAAAGAACAGATTAAGATCTTACCTAAAGATTCTTCGCAGGGCTTTCAGCCATTTACGTTTAATAGTGCTCAAAGTATTGTCAATGAACAAATTGAGAAACAGTTGAAAGAAACTGGTAGAGTTAGAGCGATTATATTGAAGGCACGGCAGATGGGTTTAAGTACCTATGCTACTGGTAGAGTCTTCTGGAAGAGTTATTTTAATGCCTATAACAAGTCAGTTGTTATGGCTCATGATACAGCTACCTCGGATGCTTTGTTTAGCATGTCGAGGAATACTATCGATAATATGCCTGAGCAGTTTAAACCTAAGTTCAAGAAGTCTAATGCTAAGGAGATCATGTTTGAACACAACGATTCAGGTTACAGATTATATACAGCTGGCTCGCCGGAGGCAGGCCGAGGAACTACACCGACTATTGCGCATCTTTCTGAGGTGGCTTTCTGGACTCACGATGAGAAGATTCTCGCGGGTATGTTCCAAGGTATTTCACAAGCTAAAGGTACAGAAGTAATTCTAGAGAGTACTGCTAATGGAGTAGGGAATGCCTTTCATAGGTTATGGCAGGGTGCCGTTAAAGGAGAGAATGAGTATATTCCTATTTTTGTTCCTTGGTTTCTTATGGAAGAATACCGTAGAGAAGCCCCAGAGGGCTTTGAAAGAACCGATAAAGAAGAGATATTAGTTACTAGGTTTAAGTTAGATGATGATCAACTTTACTGGAGGAGACTAAAGATAGCTGAGGGTGGTGAGGATAAATTCCGTCAGGAGTACCCCGCTACAGCTGATGAAGCATTTATTGTTTCAGGGGCTAACGTATTTAATATTGAGAAGCTAGCTGCTCTAGTACCCCAACCTATATTAGCTTCTAAGGAGTTTAACTTCGAGTCTAATATGATGGAAGATAAGGATAGGGGATCAATAGAGATCTTTAAGTATCCTATGTTTGGAGATTCCTTTACTATTGGTGCTGATGTATCTTTAGGAGTAGGTAAAGATTCTTCTGCTGCAGTTGTTATGAATGCAGATAGAGAAGTATGTGCTGTATATAGAAACAATATGATAGATCCCTCTAAGTTTGGTGATCTTTTGTTTTACTTAGGTAGGTACTATAATAATGCTCTTTTAGCTGTAGAGTCTAACTCTATGGGTATTGCTACATTAAATAGGCTTACACAGATGCAGTACGTTAATATGTACTATCAGACTAAGTTAGCTAATGTTTCTAAAGAAGAAGGTAACAGGATTGGATGGAGGACTACCTCAGCATCTAAGCCAGCTATTATTGGATTCTTAAAGAATGCTATCGATAATGAGGATATCTGGATTCCTTCTAGACTAGTTATTGGGGAGCTAATGAATTATGTGGCAGATGACTCAGGAAAAACTAATGCTATCGTTGGTCATAATGACGATACTGTTATTGCTCTAGCTATTGCCCTTGAAGTTATTAGAACACATGGTGATAGATTAAAGAATAATAATGTACCCTTTACACAGAAGATGGGCAACTTTCAACAGATAGAAACTAACTGGCTATAAGGAGAAATACTATGGCTGAAAAAGATTCAAGATTAACAAGAGCTGGTGTATCTGGCTACAATAAGCCTAAAAGAACCCCTAGCCATCCTACTAAGAGTCATGTTGTTGTTGCCAAAAGTGGTGACACGGTAAAGACAATTAGATTTGGTGAGCAGGGTACCTCTGGATCTCCTAAGAGTTCAGGGGAATCAGACTCAGATAGAAAGCGTAGAGAGTCCTTTAAGGCACGGCACGCTAAGAATATTGCTAAAGGCCCTTTATCAGCAGCATATTGGGCTGACAAAGTTAAATGGTGAATATATGGCACAAATGAATGTACCCCTAACGGGTAAAGAAAAAGAACAATTTAAGAGTGTATTAAAGCAAAAGGATAACCCTAAGCTTTTGCAGCCAAAAGAAAAAATTGAAAAAAGTACGGGTAGAACTCTACCTATCAGAAATAACAGATAAGGAGAATTAAATGCCCGGAACAGTAATTACATGGCAAAACAGTGGTAGTGGCAACTACACTAACGTTACAGACCGATATGTAGGTAAAACAGATAATGGTTATTATCTTGTTAAGTTTACATGGAATGCACAAACTAGAATTGTTGCAGTAAAGAGTTATGTTGAGATTCCTAGTGAAATCCTCAAGATTATTTCAGGAACTGCTGCATACGAAGACGCAGTACTATTGTCTAACCAAGTTAAAACACTTATTACTAACGCTCCTTCAGATATCTATCTGGAAGACCTGTTGGACACATCTAACTAAAATAGTCCCTTGTGTCCTACCTGTTGGTCACTAGCAGTTGGACGGAACTAGTGACACCTAATATCAGCCGTTGTAGGCTTGATTGATTGATTGAAAGGTTTACAATGGCATTAAATGAAACTATCGGGTATAAAGAACCTGTAGGCGATGAAGAGTTAAAGGCAATGATCGAGCAGGGTGTAATGAACTCTGTTGGTGACTTCCTTAATAGTGCTGATTTAGCAAGAGAAAGACAAAAGGCTACATACGAATATGGTATGATGCCTATTCAACACCTAGCCCCACAAGGTGTATCTCAAATTGTTTCATCAGATACCGTAGAAGCTGTTGAAGGCTATACGGCTATCTTGGCTGAACTAATGTTCAACAATAATAAGCTAGCCAGATTTATTCCAGCAGGTACTAAACCTACGGATTATCATAATGCTAAGATTGCTTCTAATTTAGTTAACTATACTATCTTCAAACAGAACCCTGGTTGGGAGATCCTCAATACATGGGTTAAGTCTTCTTTGTTATGGAAAAATAGTATTGTCCGTTGGGACTTTATTGAAGACTTTGAATATACATTTGAGGAATATGACTCTATTAGTCAAGAGAACTTAGATATTCTTTTGGCAGATACTGATACAGAGATTATTGGTAACTTGACTTATGAGCAAGAGCTAGGTACTGATGAAGAAGGAAATGCTGTATACAATTTAGTATACAAAGATGTTCGCCTTAAGAAGCAACATAATAAGACAAGAATTAAGATTGAGAACGTTCATCCTGAAGCGTTCCGTATCACTAGAGACGCTAAGTCTTTAGATGAAGCTAATTTTGTAGGTATTCAGATCGATATGACTCGGTCTGAGATTAGAAAGTTTTACCCTGATATTGCAGAGAACATCAGCTGGGACGATATTGGAGACGGTAGCTATGATTGGGCTACCAAGTACACCGAAGAGCAAGCTGCTCGGAAACGTCTTGCTGGTGAAGAGTACTGGCTGGGGGGTAATTCACGGGAACTTTTCCCAACAGAAGCTAACCGACAGGTAACTGTCATTGAATGTTGGTTGAGAGTTGACCGTGATGGTGATGGTATTGCGGAACTAAAACATTTTATTGTTGCAGGTGGAACTATCCTCCTGGAAGAAGACTGTGACTGTGTTCCTTTGGCTACTCTCTGCCCATTCGAGATTCCTCACGAATTCTTTGGTTTGTCAGTAGCAGACATGATTCGTCCTTCTACACTAGCAACTACCGCTATTATGCGTGGTTTCGTAGAGAACGTATACCTAACTAATTATGCACCGAAACTTGCGGATCCTAACGTGGTAGATTTTTCTGCGCTTCAAAATATGAAGCCTAAGCAGATTGTTGCTACTAACGGTAATCCTAATGGTGCGGTAGCATCTATGACTCCTGATACTATCAGTACAGGAACTGTACCTCTTTTAGAGATGTTGCAGTTACATAAAGAGCAAGCTACAGGCTTGTCAAAAGCGGCTCAAGGCCTCAATGACACTCTTTATGTTTCTGGCAACTCCGAAGAAAAGATGCAGAGAGCTATGTCAGCAGCTCAAGTACGTATCCAGTTTATGGCACGTAGATTTGCTGAGACAGGCTTTAAGCGCTTAGTTGAGGGTGTGTATAAAACCCTCCGTACTAAACTTCGGGGTAAAGAAGCAAAGTACTACGATCAAAACGATATGTTTAAATCTATTGATCCTGGTATGTTACCTGACAATATGTTAATGTATGTTGACATCGATGTTGGTGAAAATAGTAATAGCAATATTATTAAGAAGATGACTATGGTTGGTCAACAGTTGATTCCAGCACTCCAACAGTCTGGTGCAGGTGGTGTAGTAGCTCCTGAAGCTGCTGCTAAAATCGCTTGTAAGACTCTTGAGGCTATGGACTTAGATCCATTAGACTTTCTTGTTGACTACACTGATCTTAAGTTCGTTGAGCAAGCTATGCAAGCTCGTCAAGCTGAACAGCAAGCAGGTGACGCTGCCCGTAAGCTTGAAGAAAAGATTAAAGAGTTGGATGCTATCCAAAGAGAAGCTACGGTTGAACTTACTAGAGTACAATCCAGAAATGCTATGCAAGATAACACCAAACAACTTATGGTTGCTTTGGATAAGAGCTATCAAGAATGGGCTAAGCTTTCTATTCAAGCCGCTGAGAAGGGTGTTACACTTGACCCACGACCTAGCGCTGAGGAGTTGTTAGCTATTGCTAAACAAATGATCGATGCTGACTCAGTTGAGGAAGCTCCTCAACAAGAGATGATGGAACAGCAACAACCACAGCAACCTATGATGTAAATATGATTCACCCCTCTGCCATTAGGTACGGGTGAATATTCTAAAGTAAAGAAATGAATCAATATAAAGATGGGTTTCAGAAGAGAACGAAACCAAAAATGAATCATGAAACTGGTGAATATAAAGTTGAACCTTTCCGTGATGCACAAATTGCTCTAGGAAAATCACAATTCGCTAATCAAGAACGTGAACAGTTCTTTGGTGAGGCATACTCAGAGATCTTAGCTGACCTCTTTGTTACTTGGCTAAAGACAGAACCTCATTGCAGTAAAGAGCGTGAGTATCTCTACCATACCGCTATGGCGTTAGGTAGTGTTAAGGAAAAATTAATCGGTATCGAAATGTATGGCAACAATATGCAATACATTAATAAACAATCCCAAGAAGGGGAAGACAGAGAATGAGTAATTATGATATGGCAAAGACTGTGCTAGAGAGAGCGCAGGAGGAAATCATCCGCGAGTTAGCCTTGTGTGGGCAGAACGGTGGAGTAGGACGTGCGCAGAATTATGCTCCAATCCTTGTTACACTAAACAAGGCAATTGAAGTAGTAGAGTCTTTTAAAAAGAAAGACCCTAAAGAATTCGTAGAACGTATGGCTAAAGCAAAAGCTTCTAAAGCTGCTAAAGCTGAATAATTGGACACAAAGGTAAAAGAATTATGAACCTAGAACAACTCTCTACCAACACTCCTGCCTCGGAAATTTCGAGCGCGAGTTTCGATGACGGAAGTTATAGTGCAGACTTGGAAGCAAAGAGTCTTGATGACATTCTTCGCAACTCACCAGCAGCTAATCTGCTAGGGTTGCCTGAAAAAGAAGAATCTCTACCAGAAGAAGACGACAGCGTCCCGAGTCCAGAAGACTCATCGGAAGAAGAAGAAGCCCCGCAAGAGACCGATGATGAATCTGAAAATGACCTAGATGAAGAAGAAGAATCAAGTGATTCTGAAGAAGAAAAGACAGATGAGGATGATACGTCTACCCAAGATGCTGAATTACCGACTGAAGATGATATTGATTGGGAATACAAAGTACCTGTAACCGTTGACGGTAAAACAGAGTACGTTACCTTAGAAGAAATCCGTAAGGGCTATTCTACTGATAAACATCTATCTCAAAAAGGGCGCGAACTTGGCGAACTGAGAAAACAGATTGAACAAGAAAAGACAGAAAAACTTAAAGAAGTTATTGAATTAGGGCAGATAATCCAACAGGAATTAACTGCCACTGAAACATCTCTTGCCGAAGAGTATCACAAACTAAGTAAGGACATTGAACAAGCTCGTGATGAGGGTGACTCATATTCAGCTCGTGAACTTAAAGAACAACGTGAAGCGGTGCAGGAGAAGTACTGGAAATCTCGTAATAAACGAGAAGAACAAGCAAAGGCAATTGCCTCTCAATTCGAAGCTCAAATGGAGAATGAACGACAAGAGTTACTGAAGTCATATAACGAGCGTATTACTACGCTAGTTCCTGACTATTCAGAAAAAGTCGCTAAGTCTATTAGAGAATTCGCAATTCAAGAGGGTATCTCGGAAGACCTATTGGGGTCTATCTATGATCCACAAATTGTTAAGTTCATCAATGATTACCGTAAGTTAAAAACAGCTAAAGAGACTGGTGCAGTAAAACGTAAAGCAGCTCCCGTAGTGAAGTCGGTACCCTCTAAGAAGGGAACACCTAAATCACAAAAGGAACAGCAAGCCGCTACAAACACTAGATCTAAAGTATTGTCTGGTCAAGGTTCAAAACAGGATGAAATTGATTTTCTGAAACGTATTTCTTCAGTGAGCAAAAAACTTTGAATTTAATTTCTCACTATAAAAGGAAAAATAAAAATGACTGCACGTACATTCGCCACTGGCGGCCCTAAGGCTGCTACCGGTACTTCTATGAACGTCTCTGAGCGTGAAGACCTGGCTAACTTTATTTCAATGATCAGCCGTGATGAGACACCATTTATGTCTTCTATCGGCAAAGCCAAAGCTACTGCTGTGTTCCACGAGTGGCAAACTGACGAGCTGGCTGCTCCCTCTTCTGCTGCTGTTGCTGAAGGCGTTTCTTACGCTACTCAAGCCGCTGCACAAGGTGCCGAGCCTCTGCGTACTCGTTTAGGCAACTACACCCAAATCAACTCTAAGACCGTTACGGTTACTGGTACTAAGCGTGCCGTTGATCAAGCTGGTGTTGCTGACGAATACGCATACCAGCTGAAGAAGCGTGGTACCGAACTGCGCCGTGATGTCGAATTCGACATGATCAACAGCTGGAACAGCTCAAACGGTTCAGGCGTCCGTAAAATGGGCGGCTACCAAGCTTGGGTTAACGATGCATCTACTGCATTGAACGTGTTGGCTACTCCTTCTGAGTACACCGCACCTGCAACTGCTGGTGCTGGTACCGCTGGTACTTTCACTACCGTTACTTCTGCTGATAAGACTAGCCTGCAATTGTCACACATTGACACCGTTATGCAAGCTATCTACGAAAACGGTGGTAAGGCTACTAAGCTGATGGTTTCTCCCGCAAACCGCCGTGTGTTCTCTGCTAAGGCACAGGCTGCAGGTTCATCTAGCTCTAATGCTGGTGACGGTAACGTTCGCCGTAACGTTGATGCAGACGGTAAGCTGCGTCAATCAGTTGAGATCTATATGTCTGACTTCGGCGACATCATGGTTGTTCCCAACTATGTGATGGGTATTGCCAACACTGGTATTTCTGGTTTGGACAACGCTGCTAACTTCACTGCTTTGGTCTATGATCCAATGTGGTTCAGCTACGCTTCTCTGCGTCCTATGCAAGAAGTTGACCTCGGTCAGTTGGGCGACTCTATCATCGGTCAAATTGTTGAAGAAGGTACACTGGAGTGCCGTAACCCCAAGGGCTGCGGTATGATCTTCGGTCTGTCTGGTCAGTAATTAACCTATAAAGGGGTGAGGGAAACCTTGCCCCTTTTTAATTAGAGGAAGAAACAATGCAATATATTAAAATCACACAGACTAACGGTACAGCAACGTACTATCCTGGTGCTACTTCTTCTGTTACAATTTCTGCTCCAGTACTTAGCGGTAATGTAGTAGTTAGCAGAGGTAAAATTACTTCTGTATCTTATGAAAAGATTGTTGGTACTGCACTGACATACGTAACAGATACCGTGGCAGCTTACGATGGTACTAACGCACTATATGAATTTGGTCAATTGGGTCATGACGGTATCTTTACCGTAGCACACTCCAACTAAACAAAAGAGGACACATGGGCTTTCTATCACAAGACAATAACAAAAATAGTTTTAAAGTATCTACTGACAGTAAGGACTTTAGACTAGAACAAGATGTTCAGGCATACAAAGATTATGCCGCACAACAACGGGAATTAGATTCAATTTCGCATAGCGGTAGGCAATATAGATCATTTGCTATTATTCCCGATATTGTAGCTATTGATATCTTAACAAAATACGGCATTGATGTACACTCACCAAACTTTATGAGTGACCCTGCTGCTATGCGTAGATTAAAACAAATTATTGATAGCGATTATCCCGCACTTAAAACAAGTAACGTCCGAACGTTATAAGGAGAATTAAACATGGCAACACCAAAGTATGACGCACTCGTAGAAAAAGTACGGGACTGGAGTAACAAAAAGGAAGTAGCTACAATCCCAAATAGCGTCATTGAGGATTGCCTAAACTATTCGGCTGATTTTTGTTACAGGGAATTACGTATCCCGCCTTTAGAGCATGTGCTTACTTATACAATCTCTTCAGGAAATAACCAAGAGGATTCAAGATATTCCGTAATTGAACCCCCATCTAATTTGCTTAATTTTATTCATATTAGAGTTAAACCACAAAACACTAATAGCTCCTATGAGTCAGTAGTATTTAATGAAGTATCTGATAGTAGAACTTTTCTTGATGTATACTCAGAACATTATAGTAGCTATCGCTTTATGTGGTTAAATGACCAAATCAAAATATCACCTCAACTTGAAGAAGGGGTTGTTCTTGAGATTGCATACTATAGAAGATTACCTGACCTGAATGCAACCTACTCTGTTGTACCTGTAAACTATATTGTTGGGATAGCCGGTTCAGATCAACCTTACTTAGAAGAGTCTACGGCACCTGAAAGTGTTACTTTATATTTTGCAACTAGCAATGGAGTGACAAAAGTCTTTTCAACTGAGGCTGAGGCTTTATTGTATGATCCTACAGTTACAAATAATAGTTATATTGGCAAGGAATCTCCTAATTGGATGAGAGACAGTAATGAAAGAACTTTGCTTTTTGGTGCTCTTAAATATATTGGTGCATATTTGTTTGATGAGAAAATGGAAAATAATTATGCAGCAAAACTGTCAGAAGAAATCCAAAGAATGAATAACGAAGAAAATTTTAGAAGAGCAAAGGGCGGTAACGTTCAGGTTCATTTTAATAGTAATGGATTAATTTAAGGGGGTTTATATGGGATATAATTCAACACCAGGGGCTACTGGAGATGCACCCGATGGCGGTGTATATGATAGCCAAACAAGCCCTACCGAACAAGTTGCAGGTTTAACCCTGCTTAACAAAACAGCTATTGCTGCAGAAAATGCTCTCAACAGCCAGGAGGCAGCCAAGGCTTCTGAAGTTAGTGCGTTAGCAAGTTCACTAAGCGCTTTGGCAAGTAAAAATTCTGCTGAAGCAAGTGCAGATGCAGCAGAATCTTCCAATCTACTTGCAAATCAGGCGTTAAACCAAACAATTGTTGCTGCTGATAATGCTTCTAACAGTGCTAGTGCTTCTGCAATTTCTGCAGAACAGGCTGAAACTTCGAGTACTTTAGCAGGTCAACATGAAGCTACAGCTCTTGACTATGTAACTACTGCTGGTACTTATGTTCAGCTCTCCGGTATTAATTCAACTGCTGCAGCCACTAGCGCAACTAACGCAGCTACTAGCGCAACTAATGCGGCTACTAGCGAGAGTAATGCGGCTACTAGCGAGGCCAATGCCGCTAATAGTGCATCCAGCGCAGCCACTAGTGCGACTAATGCAGCTACTAGTGAATCTAATGCTGACACCAGTAAATCTAATGCCGCAACAAGTGCTTCTAACGCAGCCACTAGTGCGGCTAATGCAGCTACTAGTGAAAGTAATGCGGCAACAAGCGCAACTAATGCAGCTACTAGTGAAAGTAGTGCAGAAACTTACGCATCGAATGCTGCAAGTAGTGCAGAGGCTATTGCCGCTATTGAACTTATTGCTGCAGAAAATGCAGAGCTTGCATCTACCAGTGCAAGTAATGCTGCTACTAGCGAAAATAATGCGGAAACAAGTGAAAGCAATGCTGCAACAAGTGCAAATGCTGCGGCTGTTAGCGCATCTGCTGCATTAGCTAGCTCAAACTCTGCATCAACTAGCGCAGGCACAGCTGCTTCCGATGCCTCAACTGCTAGTACAGCAGCAGCTAACGCTTTAACAAGTGCCTCTAACGCATTTACCAGTGCAAGTAATGCTGCTACCAGCGAATCTAATGCAGCCACTAGTGCAAATTCTGCTTCTACAAATGCGATTAATGCAGCCTCCTCAGCTTCTAATGCCTTAGCTAGTGAAGGTACTGCTTTATCCGCCAGTAATTCTGCATTAGCTTCTTCAGCTTCTGCTTCACAAAGCGCATATAATGCACAACAAAGTTCAGCTAGCGCAAGTACGAGTGCTGCAGCTGCTTTAGTTTCAGAAACTAACGCAAATACTTCTAATATTCAATCTACTAATTCTGCAGTTAATTCAGAAATTTCCGCACAGGCTTCTGCCGCATCTGCTTTTGCCTCTGCTCAATCGGCAGCTGCTTCAGCACTATCAGCAGAATCAGCAGCTCTTTCCTATGATCAATTTGATGATCGATACCTTGGGCCTAAAGAAGAAGAACCAACATTAGATAACGATGGAGATGCCTTACTTGAAGGCGCACTCTATTGGAATAGTACAACCAAGAAGATGTATGTTTACAATGGTACTATATGGGAAGGCACAGCAATTACCTTGTCAGTATTTGATACTGATGATCTTTCTGAAGGTACAGCAAATAAATATTATTTAACTTCTAGGGCTACAGAAGATGTTGGTGCAGTAACTTTAGATATGACTGGGTTTGTTAATAGAACAGACAGCACATTATCTTTTAATACAGTTACAAGAGTATTAACATTAACTCCCACGACTACTACTGTAATTTACTATCGTGGTAAAAAGTATGAAGTATCTTCACCATTAAGTATTACAATTACAAATACGTCTGGTGGTAGGTATGTTTATTTTAATCCAACTACAGAAGCCCTTGCTGAAGGTAATATTGGCGATTATGGCGGAATCATTACCAATGCTCTTGTATCCTATGTTTATTGGGATTCAGTAGCTCAAAAGGCTCTTATCTTTGGTGATGAAAGACACTCTGCGCATAGGGATACCCAATGGCATCTGTCTAAGCATATTGAACAAGGCTCTGTATGGCGGTCAGGTGGTAATGCTAGTTATACGCTACTTAATGAAGCTAATATTTCACTTGCATTTAGCAACCCAATTAGTATTGCAGACGAAGATGTTGTACACTCTATTGCTCATTCGGCTACGCCTAGCCTACCTTATCAACAAGTTCTAGAGGGTGCTGCAGTAATACCTACTGTATACTTAAGTGGAACTACTTATGTTCAGACTACAGCAAGTACTGTACCTTGGGTGGCAGGAACTGCTCTTGCAAGATATAACCCTGTATCTGGTGGTGTAGGTAGTTTAGTGGATGTTACTAACAACAACTACATGAGCTACTGGATTGTAGCTACTAATGATAGTGTGTATCCTGTTAAAGCAATTATGGGTCATAATCAATCTAACAAGATTGAAGATATTGAGGCCGAAACATTTGGCGACTATGGACTTCCAGTCCCTGAGTTAGTTCCAATGTATCATGTTATTCTAAGAGTAGACACTGCTTACACTCAAAATACACCACACGTTGCTATTGCTGCTGTGTATAGATTAACAGGTCGTGAAGTGTCTACTGCTACTGCCTTTAGCGCTACAAGCCACTCTGCTTTAACAGGTAGAGGTGCTGAGGATCAACACCCAATTAGTGCTATTACTAATTTGCAAAGCACTTTAGATACGGAGGCATCTACAAGAGCTTCAGCTGATACTGCACTTCAAACGGCAATTGATGCAGAGGCGACTGCAAGGGCTACGGCAATTTCAGACGAGGCTTCTGCAAGATCTTCGGGTGATACTAATACCTTAACATCTGCTAATGATTATACGGATAGCGCTATTTCTAGTCTTGTAGATACTGCACCTACTACATTAAACACACTTAATGAGTTAGCAGCAGCCCTAGGAGACGATGCCAACTTTGCTACAACAGTCTCTACTAATATTGGTTTAAAGGCAGATAAGTCAACCACAATATCTGCAGGTACTGGTCTAAGTGGAGGGGGTAGTTTAGCTTCTAACCGAACAATTAGTCACGCTGATTCAACTGTAACCGCTGGAACTTATGGTTCAAGCACTTCTATTCCATCTATCACAGTAGATGCTAGAGGTCATGTTACAGCGGCTAGTGGTAATTCTATTAGTGTTGGTGATGGTTCGTTCACTGTTAACACCAGCACAGGTTTGTCTGGCGGCGGTCAGTTAGGTACAGCAAACCAAGCTTATGCTACTTCACTTACGTTGACAAACACGGATCGCGGATCTCAGCAGAACATCTTTAAGAATATTGCCGTTTCGGGCCAGCCTACAGTTATTGCTGATAATAACAACGATACGTTGACTTTTGTAGCAGGTAGCAATATTAGTTTAACAACAGATCCAGCAGCAGACTCATTAACAATTAACGCCAATATTCCTACATACAGTCTTGCTACTTCAACAGTAGCAGGAATAGTTAAATTAGAATCTGACGTAGACCAAACAATAACAGCAAACCCTATTTCCGCTGCAATTGGACGCACTTATGGCATCCAGCTTAACGAATTAGATCAGATGGTTGTTAACGTTCCTTGGTCAAATACAACCTACAACATTGCTACTTCTACTGTGGCTGGTATTGTAGAGTTGTTTAGTGACACAGACCAATCAATAGCAGCAAACGCTGTAACGGCGACTGCTGGCAGAACCTATGGCATTCAGCTTAACTCTGATAACCAGATGGTTGTTAACGTTCCTTGGTCAAATACAACTTACAATATCGCTACTGCCAATATACCTGGTCTTGTAGAATTGTTTAGCGATGCAGACCAATCAGTACCAGCAAACCCTATTTCTGCTGCGGGTAGTCGCACTTATGGTATTCAGCTTAACTCTGCTAATCAAATGGTTGTTAACGTCCCTTGGGTGGACACCGACACTACTTACAGCCAAGCAACTGCAAGCACTTTAGGTCTGATTAAACTTGAAGATGATACTGTCCAAACAGTAGCAGCAAACGCCGTAACAGCTACATCAGGAAGAACTTACGGTGTTCAGGTTAATAATTCTGGTCAAGCTGTTGTCAACGTCCCTTGGTCTGACACCAACACCGACACTAATAACTATGTGACAAGTGCTGCTTTTGATACAGGTACGGGTGTTCTTACGCTAAACCGTTCTGGTTTGACAGCAGTTACTGTTGATCTTGATGGGAAGTACGCTGAGTCTAGTCACACCCACAGTTATGTATCAGAAGGCGGAACTACGTTTAGTGGAGAGTACCCTGTAACAGCTCGTACGGCTGCGAACACTATTTACTCTCACAGTGGAATACTGTTTAGAGGTTCTGACAGCCGCTTAACAGTTTCGGGGCTTATCTATGCAAGCGGAACTCAAAGAGTCTTTGCTGATAACTACCACCCTAACGCCGACAAGTGGACTACAGCACGCACTAACACCGTAACCTTAACAGGTGATGTAACTGGTTCAGGTAATGCTTCGGTTGATGGTTCAGGAAACTGGACTGTTAGTGTAGCTACCACGGTTGGTGATAACAGCCATAATCACAGCATTGATAGTATTTCTGACGAGCATCGGTTGTTTAACAACATGGGTGCAAATCACAACACTACTACCAACTTTAATAGCGTTCCCAATTTCGGCGCTAGGTATGTACAAGCTGGCACTAATGGACCAACTGGCGTAGGATCTCATCAGTTCTATGGGTTTACGTTAGGTCTTGGTAATGAGTATTCTATAAGCCAGTATGCCTCTCAACTTTACTGGGCAAGACAGGCTCAAAGTGGCGGAACATACCTCTGGGCTAGAGACTTAGAAAGCGGTACTTGGGGTTCTTGGCGCAAAATGTCGGCTGGATACGCTGACTCAGCAGGTTCTGCATCTACTGCTGATTATGCTACTACAGCAGGCTCGGCGGATCAGATTGATGGATGGGGTTTTGTGAACACTGGCAGCAACAGCGCTGTTAACGCAGACACAATAAATAGCAACGGCATTAGTTACTACACAGCAGGTGTTACAAACTTCAGTGGCAATTCAACAGATGGAGCCTTGTACTCACAGCGTTACAGCGATTCTTGGCAACATCAAATTGCTGGTGACTATCGTTCTGGTCAGATTGCTTTACGTGGAAAAAACAACGGCACATGGCAAGCATGGCGCACTGTCGTAGATTCTTCTAACGTAGGCACCTATGCGGCTTTACCGGGGCATAGTCACAGCAACTACGTCACAACTACTTACAACTCAAGTCTGAACAGCGATAGCCGTAATAGTCGTGGTGTTACTCGTTTGTACCGCCGTGATGATAATAGTGACTACAGTGTGCAAACATACTGGACAGGGAGCTATTGGCGTTTGTATGGGTATTACGGAGATAGTGGCCACGCTGATGTTCAAGTAGGTTATGCTGACAGCGCTGGCTATGCTTCATCTGCTGGCAGCGCGGGTAACGCAACCACGCTTAACTCAAAAGCCTCCAGTGCTTTTCACCAAAGAATTCATTACGGCACTACAGCGGGTAACTCTGGGTATTACAAAATTAAAATACTCCCTGCTACTAGCTGGATGATGTCTTTTATTATTCGAGTTTATCAAAGCTACGGGAGCTTTGATATTCGAGTAAGCGGGTATAACTATGGTGGAAACTACTGGTACTCACCGGAAGCTAGTCTTATTGATGGGTCAAGCACAAGCATTGAAGTTCGTTTTGGTTATGACAGCGCATATAACCTTTGGGTAGCAATTCCTGCGGCATCTTACACTGGCCTAGATGTTGTTAGTGTTGTCAATGGATATACGCAGGTTGACGGTGATTACGCAGATCAATTTTCAATTACGCATCAAACAAGCCTGACAGGTACGACACAAACTACTGTGACTGCGTACAGGCCTTTGAAGTACAACGAAAACGCCGTCACAGCTACAACCCTACAAACTGCACGTACAATCAACGGCGTGTCGTTTAACGGCTCTGCAAACATTACCGTAGCGGATAGCACTAAGTTACCATTAACTGGTGGTACTACAACGGGAACTATTAACGCACCCACCTTCAACGCTACTAGCACAACTAGTGGCGGTTTCCAAGGTATTGATGCTGACACCGTAAGTAGCCCTAGCTTTACATGGACTGCTGACTTAAACACAGGTATCTGGAGACCGGGCACTGATATTGTTGGTATTACTGCTGGTGGTAATGACGAGTTTAGGGTTTATACTTCTTATACCATTGCGTATGGCTCAAGTCGCGCCCCTATCTTCTACGATAGCAACAACACTGCTTATTACGCAGACTTGTCTTCTACAGGTACGTCAATTAATGCAGCAGGCTCTATTGTTGCTGCCTCTGATATTCGTTTAAAAGATAATATTGAAACAATACCAAATGCACTAGAGAAAACATTGAAGCTACGTGGTGTAACATACACACGAAAAGACGGTGATAATAAAACTAGGCAGGTTGGGGTTATTGCTCAAGAAGTAAAAGAAGTTTTACCTGAAGCGGTTGTAGATGGCGCACATTTATCCGTTGCCTATGGTAATATGGTAGGTTTGTTAATTGAGGCTATTAAAGAGCAACAAAAGCAAATCGAAGAACTTAAATCAAAATTAATTTAAATTAGCCACGGAGGGGGTTTCGGCTCCCTCCTTATTTTAGGAGAAAAGAAAATGGCGATTACGTATACATGGAAAATTACTGGTCTAAAGACTAAAGATGTCACAGATAGTAAGAAAAGTGCAGTAGTACAGACCTACTGGGAAAAGAGGGGATTTGATGAAAATGGTAATGAGGGTATGTTTGCTGGTGCAACACCATTTACAGTAGACCCTACAGATGATTCAGGACCATTTATTCCTTTTGATCAACTTACAGAAGCAGATGTGCTTGCGTGGATTCAATCTGTAGTTGTAGACGGTTATGAAGAGCATGTGAATTTAAAGATCCAAGAACAAATTGATGAAAAAGTTAAACCAGTAGTAGACACACAAATGCCGTGGGCTGCTAGTGCTAATACAGAGGGATAAATATGGCAACTACATTAACTAGCACTGGGATAACTTTTCCTGATTCAACTACACAAACCACTGCTGCAAGTGGTGGTGGTTCAAGTATTGGTGTAGATCAAACATGGCAAGATGTTACAGGATCCCGATCGCTAAATACAACGTATACTAATGACACAGGTAAACCTATTCAGGTTACGGCCAGTATTCAGGCGCAAAGTACTCTCAGTACAAAACGTGCAATTGCCGTAGTAAATGGTGTTACGATTCTAGAATCGTACACGCAAGATTGCTGTGGTATTCCACAATATTCATGGTTTCCTCTTTCCTTTATTGTACCTGCTGGTAATACGTATCAATTAAGAGGTATGAGCATTTCTAGATGGGCTGAATTACGATGATATTACCTGAACAAGATATTATTGATGAACGTATGGCTATTTGCTTGGCATGTGATAAACAAAAAGACATGAGCCACGATCCGTTATACTTCTTTATAGATGCCATTGGTAATTTAATACCGGACGCACCTAAGACTTTATGCACTGAGTGCAGTTGCCCAACATGGGCCAAAGTACGGTTTATGACAAACAGCTGCCCTTTAAATAAATGGAAACGCTAAATTTAAAATAACTTAAATAAAGACTAAACAAATAAAATGGAAAATACAAAAACAACCATTACACTTAATGATAAAGAATATCTAATTGCAGATATGAATGAAGAAGAAAAAATGATTCTTAATCATATTGCAGATTTAGAACGTAAGCTTTCATCAGCAAAATTCAATGTTGACCAACTACAAGTAGGACATAATGCCTTTGTATCTATGCTGGCATCTTCGCTTGAAAGACCTAAAGAGGAATAAATGAAAGAAGTAACACACCAAGAAATTTATGATAGGTTAATTACCTTAGAAGCTAAGGTAGATAAATTAAATAACGAAACACAAGAAGTTGTTAGGGCCTTTTCTGCAGCACAGGGTGCATTTACCGTGTTAGAATGGATTGCTACTGCTGCAAAACCTGTCTTATGGATTGCAGGTGTAGTTACAGCCTTTTCGTTTATGATTTCAGAATATAGAAAATAAGAATGGAGAATAAATATGCTTGCTGAACTTGCCGTAGCAAACGCTGCCTTTGCAGTAATTAAGGAGACGATTGCTAATGGTGGTGACATCATGGCTGCTGGCCAGCATATCTTCTCATTCTTTGATAACAAGGCTAAAATAGCTAAGAAGGCTAATCAGTCAGGATCTGACTCAGAAGCTTTCTTTGCTCTTGAATCTATTAAACAAAATGAAGAACAAATAAAAGAAATGTTTATTTACCAAGGTCGCCCTGGACTATGGGATGATTGGTTATATTTTCAAGCAGAAGCTAAACGTAAGCGTGAGGCAGAAGCTAGAGAGATATTACTCGCTAAGATTAAACGTAAAGAACTTATTTGGTCTTGGATTAACGGTACAATAATTGCTATCTGTGTTATAACAGGTGTAGCGGCTATTGCTGGTCTTGTCTGGGTTATTATGACTAAAGGACAATTCTAATTATTAAGGAGGTGTACTATGTTACCCTTACTTGGAAGTCTTGTTGAGATAGGTGGTACCTGGCTCAAAGGAAAACAAGAAGAAACAAAGGCTAAAGCAGAAGCTAGGTTAATAGAGATCTCTGCTGAAGCTGATATTAAGAAAGCTAAAGCAATTGCTGCTATTAATGCTGCTGAATCAGGTCAACAACAAGATTTTGATTTAGATAAAATTGCTATGGAACAAATGGGTAAGAGCTGGAAGGATGAACTGGTACTAGTTATTTTCTTAGCACCTATGGTCATGGCATTTATTCCAGGTATGGAGAAGTATTCTTTAGCTGGATTCGAAGTAATTAAGAGTATGCCTGAGTGGTACCAGTATACTATTATCGGTATGATTGTAGTTATCTATGGTATGCGCGGTATGGTTAAACAATTAATTAGCAGTAAATTAAACATTAAATAAGGAGGTTACTATGGTATTCCTACCTGTGCTATTCTATTGTTTAGCTAACAATGTTTGTCAATTCGATAATGGTGCTATATCAGCTAGCATCGAAGAATGTACTAATCAAAATAACAGGGCAGAGTTAGTTCTTAGAGCAGATCCTGATGTTATTGCTTTCCAGACCACTTGTCTTGATTTAAGTAAACCTAGAAAGGCTGATATTATTTAATGAAACTAAGTAAAAATTTTAGTTTAGAAGAACTTACAAAATCAGATTTAGCTATACGCTACGGTATAGATAATACACCTGATGAAACCGTTACAGCTAATTTACAAAGATTAGTTGATAATATTCTACAACCATTAAGAGATAAATTTGGTCCAGTAATTATTTCTAGTGGGTATCGTAGCCCAGAAGTTAATTCCAAAGTAGGTGGCAGTAAAACTAGTCACCATTGTTTCGGTTACGCTGCTGATATTGAAATTCCTGGAGTTGATAATAAAGATTTAGCATTATACATTAAAGATAATTTTAAATTTACACAGTTAATACTAGAGTTTTATAAGCCTGGAGTGCCTGACAGTGGTTGGGTTCATGTGGCTTACAACGAGAATGACCTTAAAGGCCAAGAGTTGACAGCAACTAAGGAGTCAGGTAAGACGCATTATAAGCCTGGCATCGTATTCTGAGGCGGTACCTAATAGGAATAATCTTGAAAAGAAACAACAAACAACGCAATGAACGTATGGTTAGAGAAGATAGGTCATTTCATTTCCAACCAAAGACTCGTAACCAACAGATGCTTCTAGATGCTATAAGTGAATTTGAAATTACAGTAGCGTTAGGGCCAGCTGGAACTGGTAAAACATTTTGTTCAGCTAGTAAAGTAGCCCAAATGTTTTTAAAAGGTGGTTACGATTATATTATATTAAGTAGAGCTAATGTGCCTACGGGTAGAACATTAGGTGCATTTCCAGGGACTGTTGAGGAAAAGCTATCACCTTGGTTAATGCCTATTACTTCAGTATTAGAAAATAGATTTGGTAAAACTAAATATGATTATTTAGTAAGTAAGAAAACAATTCAAATGCAACCCTTAGAAACCATTAGAGGTAGGTCATTTGAAAACTCTTTAGTAATCATCGATGAATCTCAAAACTTAACATTTGATGAAATTAAAGCTATTACTACTCGTTTAGGTGAAAACTCTAAAATGATTTTATCGGGAGATGCGTCTCAGTCCGATGTTAGTAATGGAAACGGTATTACTAAGTTTACTAAATTATGCGATAAAAATAATATTCAGATTCCAGTAATTGAATTTACAGTTGACGATGTTGTGCGTTCAGATATTGTTGGCGCTCTAGTTAAAATGTTTGTTAAAGAAAATGTATAAATAAATAAGGAGCAGTTATGCCAACCAAACAGATTTTGAATTTAGGTAGAGCAGGTATTATTAAAGATATACCCTCCATATTGCTACCGGAAAATGCTTTTACTGACGGTAGGAATGTAAGATTTAATAATGAATCTGTAGAGACTATTACAGGTGAGGCTATGTATCAGGTGATAGGGACTCCTTCAACTATCGAATATGGTATGCACTGGAGAAAACCTAGTATTGGTTATAATATTTATTTTAAAGATGGATACATTGTTAGGGTAGATTCTGTAGGTAATACATCTTCTCCTCTATTAAATAGTTCAGATCTTAAATATGATAATAGTGTTTGGCATACTACTTACTTTAATGGTGGTTATGCAGTAGTGTTTAATAATAGTAAATCAACACCCTTGTATATGTTACATGGTGATCTAGTTGCAGGAACGGAGCCTCAAGAATTACCTGGATGGAATTATATTACAGGCATGGAGATAACTGCTGAGGTAATTAAACCTCTTGGTTATTCTCTTGTTGCCGCAAACCTTACTATTAACGATAATGGTACAATAGTTAATGCGCCCTCAACAATTAGAATTTCTGTTCAAGCAGCAACAGGACAATTTCCAACAGTATGGCAACCAGGTTTAACGACCGATACTGCAGATGAATTTGAAATAAACTCCACATCACCTATATTAGATATGGGTGAGCTTAGAGGTAATATGTATATTTATTCATCAGATAGTATCCATGTATTGTCTATTAATAATGGTACAAGATTACAACCATATGCTAAAGGTAATGGCATATTGAGCCAAGGCTGTTTTGCTGAGTTTGAAGGCAAACACTTTGTTGTAGATAGAAACGATATCTATATTCATAGCGGTTCAGGAGGTATTGAGTCTGTTGCAAACACTAGAATTAAGGATTACTTCTTTAATAATTTAAATAAAAGTAAATCGGATAAAGTAATTGTAAAGAAAAATTCTAAGGCGGGTGAGATCTGGGTTTGTTATCCTAAAGGTTCTAATAGTCTTTGTAATGAAGCTCTAATCTATAATTATAAAAACAATACATGGACAATAAGGGACTTACCTAATATTGTTTCTATATTTGAAACTTATTCTACTTCAAATGGTTTTGCTTACTCAGACGAACGATTGGTTATGTTAAATAATAGTAACTATTCTTTTGTTGTAGATGAAGGATACCAAATGTGGGATGGTTATGACTTTGTTAACTATGAGTCGTTTGTGGCAAGAGAAAAATTAAACTCAGGAGATACTCTTGGTAGTTTATTTATGAGTTCAATTACTCCTATATTTGATAAAGTACCTCTTGATTCTTCAATTAACATTACAGTTACTAGCCAAAATAATTATGTATTAGATCCTGATTGGTCTAATACAAGTGGAAGAGATGTGTTTGAATTCTTACCTAACAATGAAAGAAATCAAGGTTATAAAGTAGACCCAAGAACCAGTGGCAGATTACTTAATTATAAAATCAGTAGTGATGACTATTGGAGATTAGCTTTAATAGGTATTGATGTATACCCATCGGATAGGAGATAACTATGAGTTTAACACCACCAGTTACTGGTAATGAGGATTTAGATTCCTTTCTGTTTAATATCGCTCTTAACGGCCTTGGAGTCGGTGGTGGTAATGGTACCTTAAATTATAGCAATGGAATCTTATATGATTCTGAAAATAATATTGTTGGCTTTAAATACCAATATATACATATAAGATATGCAGATGATAATACAGGTACTAATATATCTACATCTTCAGTTGATAGGGTATTTTATGGTATTTACAACTCATCTTCAACTACTCCAAATAACAATCCAGCAGATTATACTTGGTTTGAAACAGAAGGTTTTGGAAATACACATAAGCTGTGGTATAGTGTAATTGGTGGTAGGCAAATTAAGTTTCAAGCTAGTATCTTACAGCCTGCAAATGTGTGGGTACCTCATGTAGAACAGGTAATTGACTTAGATATTATTACTTTAGGGCTTGCTAATCTTCAATCTCAATCCACAGATGTTAATGAGTTATTAGGTATACTTGAAAACCAAATAACCTCTAGCCAATTATATTCAGACCTTGCCAATAGAATTAACCTTATTGATGGCCCAGATACTTTATTAGACTCTGTTAATTCTAGAATTAAGTCTGCAAAAGATAATATAGATACTCAATTATCAAGTGTTGACCTTAGTATTAGTAATATAAGCGATGTTATAGCAACCATCCAATCTGATATTAGTGACTTAGTAGGTACGCCTGACTATGTTCCAACAGAAACATATCAACCAGGTAATATTGTTAAATATGATGGATCTATCTATAGGGCGCTTCTAGAAACAACAGGTAACTTGCCAACGGATAATACTTATTGGCAACTTATTGGTCAGTATGATAGCATTGCAGGAGCAGTAGCGGCACAAGCTCTTGCAATTAGTAATCTAGAAACAAATGTTTCAAACAATGCTGGAGATATTACTGCTATAAGTAATGCAGTAGATACTTTCCTTTCTACTGTATCTACTAACCAAGCAGATCTTATTGCACTTGTAGAAGCAGAGGCAACAACTCGGGTTAACAGTGACTCAGCTCTTGCTGAAACTATCAACACTGTAATATCTACTTTTGATAGTAATATCTCAGATACAAATGCCCTAATTTTATCAGAGTCTTCGACAAGAGCCTCTGCAGTAGAAGCAGTAGCTACTCAAGTAGACACAGTATACTCTAGCTTAAGTACTGATTTAACAGATTTAAATGCCTTAGTACAGACTGAAATTACAACCCGTACTGCAGAGAATGAGGTTCTTGCATCGTCAGTTACGAGCTTATCGGCTAGTCTTGAGAGTAATATTTCAAGTACAAATGCGCTAATTATTGATGAGTCTATTGCAAGGGTTACAGATGTTGAATCTTTAACCTCTAGTATCAATTCGTTATCTGTTGGGTTTAGTGAAACAATTGATGGTAAAGTTGCTCAGTCCAATGCGTTTATTGAGTCAGAGGTTTTGGCTAGGTCTTCAGCAGATGAGGCTATTGCATATACCGTAGATGTACTTTCTTCTTCTCTTACTAATGAGTTAGACACAAGAGTAAACGAACTTAATGCTTCTATTATATCCGAGTCATCAGCAAGAACAGCTGCAGATGAATCAGCAGCTTCTACTTTCAATTCATTGACATCAAGTTTAACTCAATATACTGACTTTAATTTATCAAACCTTAATTCACTTATTGTAGAAGAGTCTAATACAAGGACTACTGAGTTAGAGTCTATAGCTTCAAACATTAGTAATTTATATTCTTCCTTAGATAATAATTTTATTAGTTTAAGTGCGGCAATCCGTACTGAAACTGAAACTAGAGTAGGAGTCGAAGGCTCTTTAGCAACATCAATAAGTACGCTACAAGCAGAATCTGGGACTAATACTCTTGCTATTCAAACAGAAGCTACTGCAAGGGCTACTGAAACAGGCCAATTGTTTGGTAAGTATACCGTAAAAATTGATAACAATGGTTATGTATCTGGTTTTGGCTTAGCTAGCGAGGCTAATAATGGAACACCAACAAGTTCTTTTATTGTTAGAGCTGATAGTTTCTCTGTGGTATCTCCTGATATTGCAGTTTCTTACCTATCAGCTTATGGTCTTACTCAATCGGATGTAGATAATGCCCCTACTTGGCAACCTTTTGTTGATTATAGTATAAATGATCTGGTTAGATTTTACAACAATGATTTACTTATTGATTTAGTATATCGATCAAAAAGGAACTTTAATAACTCTGCATTGCCTGATCAAACCCCATCACATTGGGAAGAAATAGCTGGAAATCAACCACCAATAGCTCCACTAATTGTTCAGGCTACCTATACTACAGACCCTGTTACTGGTAAAACAATACCTCCTGGTGTTTATATGACAGCACCTTTGTACGGAAATTCTGGCACATTTAGCGGTGACTTATCTGGAGCTACTGGAACCTTTAGTGGCAACTTACAAGCAGCTAGTGGAACGTTTTCTGGTGAGTTGATTGCAGCTACCGGTTCATTTTCTGGAAACATTAGTGCCGCAAGTGGCTTCTTTTCAGGAGACATTACAGGAGCAACAGGCACTTTTTCAGGTACTCTAGGTGCTGGTGCTATTGATCTTTCAAGACTATCTGGAACAACAACAGAGTATGGGCCTGGAGCATATATCGTTTATATACCTGAAGACTTTACTTCCATGAGATTAGTGTTAATCGGTGGGGGAGGGGGAGGTGCGGGTGCAACTGCCTCCTATAATGAAGGCGGTGAGTCCGGAGATGGTGGTGGTGGCGGTGGTGTGTCTATTATGACATGGCATAACATGACTCCAGGAGAATACATTTATCTAAGTGTAGGATCTGGTGGTGCTGGTGCTCCTAATGGTCCAACCTCTGGTAACCTTAATAGGTCTGCAGGAGGTAATGGTGCAGATGGCGGAAACACTTATGTAGCAGGTGTACCAGAGGGTTATTTCTATGCTTTCGGCGGTAAAGGTGCTATAGGCCCTATTTCGTATGTTTCAGGGGATTCTCCAGGAGCTGGCGGTTTAGGTACTACTACAAATGGTAGCTCTGGCTCTGGTGACTTAGGTTATTTTCAGCCTGGAGGTAAAGGCGGTAACACTACTGGTTACGGTGTAGGGGGAGATGGAGGTATCTATGCTCCTTACAACTTTGCTACAATGAAAGGTAAAGACGGTACTGGTTATGGTGCTGGCGGCGGCGGCGGGTCTTCGTCAGGCAACCAACAAGGCTGTGGAGGTGGAGGCAGAGGTGCGAATGGTTTTGCTATTATCGAGTTTTTTAACCCTAATGGTATTGTTGGTAGGATTGAATGGAACAATTTAATGAGCGCATTAGCAGCCCAAGGTATTAGTACTGGACAATAAAATGAGATATATAGAATATGATTTAACTTTACCTGATACCTCTGTAACTAAGTATCATAAGGTACATGAAATTTCCTATGATAAACTGACTAATGAGTATACAGTTATAGTAGGGTCATGGTTTACTTTAGAGGATATTGCTAGGAATAAAAGACCTAGGGCAACCTTTAATGTTCCTTTTGGACAATCATTAAATATGGAAAATCCTTTGCTTGAGCTTTTGATACCTAAACTAGGTTGGGATGAGCAAAAAGCAATTATTAAGGAACTTTAAAATGAAAACAATACTAGTGACACCGGAACAGGCGCTAGAGTATTGGCCTACTATCTCCTCTTATCTAAAAAAATCTTTAGATCATGGGGTTGGTGAGTCCACTCTAATGGATTATTTTAAAAAGATAATTAACTATGATGCCCAATTATGGGCGTTCATGTCAGATGAAAATGAACTGAAAGGGATTGGTCTAACCCAGTTCCTTGATTATGCTACTCATAGGACGTTACATATCATAGCCTGTTCTGGTGTTGACTGGTCTGAGTGGGCTGATCAATATTATATTGTAGAGCAATTTGCTAGAGATAATAATTGTAAAGCAATAGAACAATGGGGACGTAAAGGTTGGGCTAAGATCCTACCTAAACAAATACCTGGCTTTAAAGAAGTGTATACCGTGATGCGGAAAGACTTATAATAGGAGAAAGAACAAATGTCATTTAAAAAATTAAAGGTTAGTAAGCGTTACGGTGGTGGAGGTGAAGCTAATAAAACCGTAGAGACTATTCCTGAATGGATGAGACCATCTATCCAAAAAGTAGGGGCCGAAGCAGAAAGATTATACGGTGGAGGTGCATTAGATAAAGTTGCTGGTGTTTCAGATTTACAGGAAAGAGCTTTTACTACAGGTGCTTCAGGTATTGAGAAAGCTACTACTGGTGGCCTATCAGCTCTTGAACAACAACAGGATAGATTGTCCAACCTAGCAACTGCACCTAGCGCTGAAGTTCTAGCTGCTCAGAAACAAAACATTGTTAACGAGGCACAAAAGAATGTTGCTAGTTTAAATACTGGTTTTGGTCAACAAGGTACACTGGGTTCTGCTCGTCAAGCTGTTATGCAGGGTGCTCAGAACGCCGATACTGTTGGTAAGTTAGCCGCTGTAGATGCTGATTATGAAAACAAAATGTTCCAGAACAGACTTGCCGCTGAACAAGCATTAGGTAGTTCTGTTGGTGCTGGTAGTGATATTGCTTCTAGAGGTGCTTCAGGTTTAGCTAACTTAGGCGGTCAGCAAAGAACCATTGATCAACAGCTAGTCGATGCACCGTATCAGGCTCTCAGCCGATATGCTAGCACTATTTATGGTAACCCTGCTAGGCAACAAGCCACGGGTGGGGGTAAGTAATTATGAAAGACCCTAACAAGGAAGACTATTGGGCATGGGCAAAAGAAGATGTTGGTGCTCCTATGGGTGCTAATGTTAAATCTTCTGCTGGTGAGCCTACTCCCGCACCCTTAGGCCCTAGCGCTATGGATCAACAAATCAATAGTATGGTATTTAATAAAAGTATCGAGGCCACTGCTGCAGGACTTGATGCTGGTATTAAAGCGGCTAGTGCAGCTCCATCAGCGAGTGCGGCTATTAGTTCTGCAATACCAACAACAGCAGGTGCAATACAAGGCGCATCTGTAGCCCCTGGAATAAGCGCTATAGGATCACAAACCGCATTAAATAGTGTGTTAGCCGGTTCTGGTATTCCAACGGCTGCAGTTGCAGCACCTTTAGCCTCAGCTGCTCCTGTTGCTGCTACTACAGCAGGAGCTGGTGCGCTCGGAGCAGGAGGTAGTGCGGCATTAGCAGCACTCGGTCCTATCGGTTTTACTCTTGCTGGTTTGTATCTTGGCAGGAAACTATTTCGAGGATAATTATATGTATGATGACGGACCACTGTCCACGAGACAGCAATTGGACGCTCTCAAATTAGAAAGAGAGCGAGCTAAATTACTTGCTGACCAAGCTAAGGCACAACAACAAGTTAATAAGGTAGCATTAGATGCAAGACAATCATTTGCTAAACAAGACCCTCGTAGGGTAGATGTACCTCCTGTACAATCAGGAGTTCCAGTACCACAAACTAGAAGTTTAACCGATACCCAGGTAATACAAAGAGAGTCTAGTAACGATCCTTTGGCAAAAAATAAAGATAGTTCTGCTTTTGGTTTGTACCAAATGACAGATGCAGCTAGGGAAGATGCAATTGTGGTCAACCCTAAGTTAGCAGGAATGGATTATAAAGATCCTGCTGTGCAAGAGCAATATAGGGATGCTTATAAAGAATCTATTCGTAGGCAACTTATTAGTAAAGGAGTTGCACCTGATTCTATTGATGATAATATGATTAATCAAGCATGGGTTGTAGGGCCTACGGGTTATGATAACGTAAGAAGATCACAACCAAATGCTCCACTAGGTTATTCATTATCTAAAAGTGCTATTGATACTAATCCTAATCTTCAGAACAAAACAGCTTTAGATTATCTTTCAAGCACTGACCCTTACTCTAGAGTAGATACAAAGGTTAACGAAAAGGTTCCCGTATCAGGGCCTAGTGTTAGTATGCCAATGGAAGAAATTCCTCGTTTAGGTACAGATCAAAGTATATATGATGCTCTAAAACAATTAAACTTACCATTACCTGGTCAGGCCTCAAATGAAAAATTAATACCAGATCCTTTAGCAGTTAACAATGGGCAAACAGTTGATCAAGCATTGTCGCAATTAAGGCTAATAGCTCATGATGGTGGGCCAGCCATAATTAACCCTGATGGCACAACATCAACAGAGGTTTCTATAACAGTTACAGATCCTAGTTTAAATAACGGAGCACCTACTAACATTCCCTCATTGTGGAATGGTAAAATTGTAGATGAAAACACAGCTATAGCCAATGCTTTAAAAGCAGGAGCAGATAAATACAAATCGTATAACTCTGTTGAAGAAGCTGTAGCAGCCGCTAAAGAAAGGTCTGACAATGGAGGAGCCTATGCTGGCTCACAAGTACCGCCGCCAGTAACTGATCCAGGATTACATGCTGAAGTACCTAATGGTCAAATTGATGTTGACAGTAAGGAAGTAGATGCTGGAATAACTTCTGCTGTAAAGAAGTTAAGCCCTGAAGATCAAAATAGATTTTCTTTATTAGGTCAAGCTTCAAGAGCTAACTTACCTTTAATTAAAAGTTTACAAGAAAGTCTTAAGGATATAAATAAACCAGTACAAGAAAAAGAAGATTTACCTACAACTTTCTGGGAAGGCTTGTCTAAAGGCTTTGGTGAAATGTTCACTAGTGCTGAGTTTATTAGGTTTGGTCTTCTCCTTGCAGGAGGCCTAATCTCTGGAGGCTCTATTGGAGGTTCACTTAAGTACGCAGGTATTTACGCAATGCAATCTGCTGAAAAGAGATTAGCAAGTGAAAAAGCAGCCAAAGCTAAAGCGCAACAGGCAGAGCAGGAAAGAAAAGAAAAAATTTATGACGCTACTGTATCCCAAATTAGGACCCTAGAGGGTGAAGATAGGGCAGAAGTAAGAGCTGTTGACGCAGAAAACAGGGCTTTAATCCGAAAGTTTGGAGAAGAACAAAGAGCTTTACAAAGAGAACTAAATAAAGAAGATAGAGGATTTAACGAGTATCTTAAGAAAAAAGAGATAGAGCTTAATCTAACACTTAATGCTGAAAAAAGAAGTCAACTTCGAGAGGAATATACAAATCTTAGAGAAAGAGATGAAAGCATTTCAACATTGTTAACTAATGCACTTGCTTCTACAAAGATCGATCCAAGAATTCGTGAAGAAGCTTACAATCAATTTGTTAAGAACTCAAGACAACCAGACCTCGCTCTTAGAGTCCTTATGCAAGATGATCTAGCAAAGCGTTTAAACTTAGAGACAAGAGAGAAAGAACCTGGTCTTAAGCCAGATATTCGTATAATCAGCGGTGTACCCCAAGCTGTACGTGTTGATAAAGACGGTAACGTCTTCCGAGAAATGCAAAAACCCGATGGCACTTTTGGACTTGTTAGAGTACCATATGCAATGACAACAGATGATTACGCAAGATTAACAGGCGTTGGTAAAAAGGCTATTACAGATACAATCACGCCCCTCATTGCAGGAAATAACGTTAAAGTTAATTCTACCCAAATAGCCGGTGCCCTCGCAGAAAAAACAATTTCTGTGGTTCAGGCTATGGAAGTCTTTAATTCAAACATTCAACCCAGAGACCTAAGTAATATGTCTGCAAGTGCTATGAGAGCCATAGGTCAATATGACCCTAGTGAAGAAAATGAAGCACAATATATAGATAAGTATCATTCTGCTCTATACACATCCTCTGTAGTAGAATTAAAACCTGGTTATAAAAAGTATTTTACTGATAAAGTTGGGAATCCTATGAGTTCTGATGCAAATAACCTAATAAGGCAAGAACTTGCTGGAGGTAATTTAGATCAGAAGGTTGAAAAATTAGTTAAAGACTATGGCAAATGGGTTGCAAAACCTAATAATAAAGAAAGACTCACAGCAGCCTTGGCTCGTAGAGAAGGTGAAAGTCCTTTGTCTGCGTATTTAAGACTCATACGCTAAACTCCATATAACATAAACAAGAGGAATCTATGAAAGAAGAAGATGATAAAAAAGATCCTGGATCACAGGTAAAATTTATTGATGGGAAACCCGTAGGTTCCTCTGTTAGTTATGATGCTGACACAGATGTAGTAGACGGTGAAAGATATAGAACTTTAGGGTTTGATGCCTCTGAAAAGGCTAGAATTAGAGCTGGCATGGTTGTTCCAGGTACCTATAAAGGAAGCCGTGAGCAAGAGTTTGTTAATAGGCTCTCAGAGGTTGGTGAGTTTAATAGGCTAGAAACTGAAGGACCTGATCCTACCTATCCAGACCGAACCTTAGCTAGGAAGGTTAATGCCTTTGGAGAAGATATAGGTAAGACCTTAGTCACTACTGGTATGCAAGCACCAACCATGAAGACGGACCCTGCAACATTAGATAGTAGGCTGCTGTACGATTCAATTGGAAATATGTTTCGTGATGCCGATGCTAATGATCCAATAAGAGCTTTAGCTGCAGAGAGCAGAGCCTACGATAAATCACAAGGAGTTACCTTTTCCCCATCATTGACCGTTGCAACTCCTGCTGACTTCGCAGCATTTAAAAAGTCTGTGGGTCATGAAGCAGCTATTGAGGCAGCTAAACGGATTGAAGAGCTTAATGTGATTCTAACAAAAGAAGATATCTCTGATGCCAGTAGAGTTGAATTTGAAAAAGAATTAAAGCAAGAAAAATCTAAGCTACTTTATGCAGCGTTAACCCCTAAAAATCTAGTTGGTAATGTTGGTGAATTACCTAGTGATAGGAATATCATGAATGAAGCAAGAGGTATAGAACAAATATACTCTGCCGTTAATAGCTCTGCTACCTCTTTTACTAAAGGTGTGGGTGGTGTCTTAGAAATCATTGGTGACGAAAACAAGTGGGATTATTTGTCTAAGCAAGCTAGGAAAATGCAAACAAGAGCTGCATTAGATTTGTCAGAGCTTCCTACGTTCTTATCTGACTACGAAGATATTGATACTAGCAATCCTTTCTCTGCAGTAGCTGATACGGGCTCATGGTTTATAAATAACGTTGCAGCAATGGTTCCTTTATTTAGTGGTATGGCTGCTGGCGGTGCAGCTAGTTTGTTAGGTTCTCCTGCATTTGCTGCTGCTGGTATTTCTGTTTTACCTGGTGCTATCTATTATATAGGTGGTATATATGCTGATCAGCCAGATGATCGTAAAGATTCTTTAATGGCAGGGACTTTTGGTCTTACTGCTGCTGTGCTTGATAGGTTAAGTTTAAGTCTTGTACTTGGTAAACAAGTTGGGAGTGTCCTTACTAAAAAGGGCACAGAAAATTTAGCCAAAGCACTAGTTGAAAAGTCTGGTAACACTATATCATTAAATGTTGCAAGAGAGATGGCTATTAATGCTACTAAAAAAGAAATTATAGCTGCAACATCATTCAGTGCAGCCTTCGCTAAATCCCAAAAAGGAATAATAGACTTTGCTACCAACGCCATATATAGGATTGGCACTTCTGGTTTTGGAGAAAGTTTAACTGAGACAACACAGAGCGCATTAGAAATGATTGGTGCTGCTGGTCAATGGAATTTGGACGCTAGATTCCAAAGAGATTTTAGTAAAAATCTAGTCCAATCTTTTATAGCAGGTGGTGTTATAGGTGGCGGTTTTAAAACCGTTAGTGAAGCCGTTTACGGTGCTAAACTCCATGCGGCTATTGATAAGCATGAAATGACTACCAAAGAATTTGATGATATTCAACAGGCTCAGGCAGAGCTTAGGTCTAGGTGGGAGCAAGAGAATCAAGGCTCAGATAGACAATTTAACACTTTCAATGTTGCATTAGATATTGAAAACGATGCGCATGATTGGAGTCAAGGAGCACCCAAGGATGCAACAGAGGCACCTAAAATGGCCAACAAAGAGGGCCTTATCAACATAGTTACAAGCCCATTTAGATTGTTAAAGGGTCATGTTAGCCAAATGACAGGTAACTTATTTGATAAAAATGGTAACTTACTAGAGTATAAGGCTAAAATAAGTTCTCTTATTGGTAAACTTGGTGTTATACCTGGTGACTTTTATACTTCATTTAAGAGAAGAGAATTAGGACGGCTTACAGAGCTGCATACTAGCTCAGAAAATTTAGCTAAGTCTTTGGGGCTTTCTGTGCAAGAAGCTAGTAGTGTTGTTTTAGATGCTGTAAATAATTATTGGTCTAAAGGTGAAGATCTACCAACAGAACATCCTTACTTTAGAGAATTAACTATTTATAGAAATGAAATGAGGCAGTTAAGTAGGGCAGTTAAAAAATTAGCCGCTGAAAATAACGCTGACCCTTCTCAGATAGATGATGATAACGCTTTGTTTAGGCCTAGCATTAACGTCTATGAGCTTAACAAAAATAAAAATGAGGTTGTAGAAAAACTAACTGAGGCTTTAATCAAACAAGAGGAGGCATTAGCTAAGGAAGAAAATAGAGAGGCAAATACCTCTGGAACTAGAAGAAGAGCAACTAGGATTGTTGACGATCTTACATCTCCTGACACAATCAAAATAAAAAATTCTTCTAAGATTTTAGAAGAAGCAGGTTTGTTTAGAGATAAACAGCTAAATAATATTTTTGAAAAAGATTTCTTTCAGTCTTTAGAGGATATAAAACAAAGAATTGTTTCTGAAGCAGCTGCAAACAGGTTCTTAGGCAAGAACGGTGCTAATTTATTTAAGTTAGCGGACAAAGCCTATCAAGCAGGTGAGTTCAAAACTCCAGAAGAATACCAAAAGTATTTACAAGAATTAAAAGACTTTGTAGATATGGCAAAAGGTGAATATAATACTTTAGAAAGTTTGCCTGTATTAAAAAATACTAATGCTTTCTTTAGTACTATGACCATGTTAGCTATGCTAGGTAAAGCAGGGATATCTGGAATGGTTGATTTACCTTTTTCTTTATTAGGAACTAGAGGTGAAAAGGTAAATGACCAATTGCAGCTATGGTCTAAAAATTTATTTGCCGAAATAGGTGATGATGTGTTTGCGCATAGTAACTCCTTTGTAAATTGGAGCTTAAGCCTAGTAAAGCTTAACAATTTAGCAATTAAGAACAAAGACCAGAGGTTAAAAGCTACTATTGATAGTTTAGAAAAAGAAATTTTAAACACTGAGTTTGGTTCTAAAGAGCAAAATAAACTTTTAGATAAAATAGATAAGCTCTATCTGGAAAATATAGGTAGAACTTTGTTTCATAGTCTTGGCTTTTCAGAGCAAGGTTTTAACACGGAATCTAGATTCGAGTATGCTGATAGTAGCTTGAGAAATGTAATGTCATTATTTGCTAAAATTACTGGTCTAAAGCAAACAACTGATGCAACCAGATTGGCAGCATTAAGTTTAGCTTCAGATAGTATTGCATCTTATGTTGAAGCAATAAGAGATTTACCTAAAGAGTCTTTAGAGAGTGGTAAGGACTTAACTAATTTTCAAATGCAATCATTGAAAGAACTGCAATCTTTTGGCGTAGATATACCTACTGTTGTGAGGTACCTGAAGAAAAGGCCTAATGAGAGTATGAACCTAGGTAGAATGTATGACCTTCTTGTCCTAAAAAGACAAAATAAAGTTGGTACGTTTGAAGCGGATTTGGATCCTGACTTTGAAAGGTTTGTAGAAAATATTCAAACAGGCATTGCCAATATGGTTGATTCTAACGTTCCCAACCCTCAGATCCACAACATACCTAAGTACTACAACGACCCTAGGTTTAGAATCTTTACTATTATGCTTAGGTATATTGCTGCTTATCAGACATCAGTGTTACCAAGGTTGTATAAAGACTACATTAAAAATGGTAATGTAGGTATGAGATACTCAGCCTTCTCGGTTATGGTTGGTGCTCTTGCAGTGTCTGCCTTAGGGCAGGGATTAAAAGACCAACTCGCATACGGAGAAGATAGCCCATACATTAATGGACTATTTAAAAATGCACAAAGAACTATATATGGTTCAGGTTTATTAGGTAAGGGTGAGGTATTAGTAGACGCTATATCGCCTTTATATGACAGAAAAACAACAAGCATATATGATGCTATGAATCCAGCTAACGATCGTTCTACGGTAGCAGGATGGGCCTATGATACAGCTAAGAGTAATATTGCTCCTGTAGCATGGGGGGATAGGTTTGTTAGAGCAGGTGGAGCAATCTCAGAAGGTAATTACGAACAAGCAGGTAAACAACTTGCAAGGGCGGCACCTCTTATTGGTTCATTTCCTCAAACTTATGATCAATTACAGGAACTATTTTCTAGTTTAAATAAGGAATAAAATAATGCTATTTAGAAAAAAGCCAGTCAGGACGGCACCTGGTGCTGGCAAAGTAGAAGTCCCGCAAGCCCCAGCAGTAGATCAAGCTACAATGGATAGTCGCTACGGCGAAACACCTTTACCTGAAGAAGGTAGTCGAGAAGAAGCGAATAGGCAATTACAAGAGTACACTCCTGTAATTCCTGACCCTAGACAGCAAGTAATGGATAGGCCAATGGCTCCTCCACCAGCTGTTAATCCAGCAGTTATCAATGAGTCAATGGTACAGTCTGCTGTTAATCTAGACCCTAGTCCTTTAGCTGCTAGGCAAAGAACAATGCCAGACCCTGCTAACTTAGATAGTGATTATTTAACCCCTGAACAAATGGCATACCCTAATGTTCCAATCATAGAAGGTGACTACGCCCAACAATATGAACAGGAACAAAGAAGAAATAGAGATATGACTTCTGGCTTTGAAGCTATGCAGGATGTTGTTGATCCAATTACTGGTGAAAGAATGCTTGGTGACTTTAATAAGGCCGCTAGTAATATATTAGGAGAGGCTAATACCATTTCTGATCTGTTAACTCCTAACGAAAGACCTCGTTACAGTAATACCGAAACAGAAATTGAAAACGCTGCTGACAGAGCTGCTCCTGTTCTTCAATATATTTCTTCTCAAGCCAGACGTAACCTATTGTCTACAGACAGTAATGTTTTTGAACCAGGAAAGAATGGTGAGCGTAGGGCAAAGGGCTTTGCTATCATGGCCGACTCTGGTTTTAACGATAGTGAGATGCAATCAATTGCAGACATAGTAGGTATTGCAAGTAATGCTGCTCTATCTCAAACACCCACTGCAAAGAAAGAGCTTGAGGAAGACCTAGTGGTTGACCCAGCCACTGGTGCAGTTGACTACGATAACCTTGTTCAAAGTATAACTCACTTCTCAAAAAACATAGCTAAAACTCTTGGTTTAGAAACCCCTAACCCATCTTTCTTTGAAGAGCTAGCGGCAACTTTTGTTGAGGCTGAGATCCAACAAGGTTCTTTCCTACTGAATAGAGACTCAAAAGGTAATTTACAATATTTACCTACTGATTATTCAAAACAAATGGCTAAGAGAGTAGGTGATGTAGCTAGGGTTACAGCTAATGCACTAGGTCGTAGATCTTCTGGAACAACTCCTGCAATTTCAGGTTCAGCTATTAATTCTCCTCAGACTACAACTAAAAAATCCTTAACCAGTAAGAGCTTAGTTGGTCAAGACCTAGATATGTCTAAGGCAGAAGCAGCAAAAGACATTCAGGGTAGTGTTCCTTATGTGTACTTACCCTCCCACGTTGCTATCCTTGATAGGTTTATTTCAGCAGTTCTTTCTCCTGAATATATGGTTGATAGCCTCAAAGATGGAGTATACTCTACTCACTTTATGGCAGCACATTATGGTCTTTCTAAAAAAGATTATAATAAAATAAAGAATAATCAACAACCTCCAAAGGACGAAACCAAAAGAATTAACTGGAGTCCTATAGATTCTGCTAATCAAATTATGCGTAACATAATCAAGCAAAAAGCTATGGTTCTTGAGGCAATCCAAGGAGCTAAAGGTGTTAGGTTTGCAGAGTTTATGCACTCAATTGTTAATCATAGATACTTCCCCAACAGTTTTGATCTTGACTTTATGGGTTCAAAGGATATGATTAGGGACATTCTTAACTTTGCAGAGAGAGATACAGTGTACGGTGAGTCTGTTTTCTCAGATGAAAAAATTAAGTCATTAAAAGAAAAGTCAGTACCAATCTTTAAAGAGAATGGTGTTGAGCGTCACAACAAACTTGTTGCCTTAGACCCTAGTGAGCTAGGTGCTCTTGGTCTTATGGTTGATTCGGTTCTTATTTATTATACCGCTGTTGAGCCTAGGAATGATATACTTAAGCTACCAGATAGAGATTTAATTCAGTTATATGACTTAAAAATCGCCAATAAGCTAGCAGACCTTGGAAAGGAATACCAAGAGTATTTAACAGATCCAGAGGGTGATACTAACGATAACCATAATAACGTAAAAAGATATTTAGCAGCAATCCCTAAGGGAGAATTCTTAGCTAACGCAGCGTTATGGGATGATTTATTTCAATTAAGAAATGATAATAGTAACCTTGCAACTAAAAAATTACCTAGAAGGGTAACACACACTAGTATTAGTGATGGAACTCAAAGCGGTTTGTTTCTCCAGGCCTTTCAACATGGCATTCCTACAACCGCCGATAGACTTGGTAGATCTAAAAGATATAATGAAGAAAAACCATTAAGGGATCTTAGGGATGAGACTATGGCTAACTTTATTGAGGAAACTAATAAGTTAACCGTTAATAATAAAGAAAAACGAGATGCCTTTAGCGCATTTTTTGCAGAGTTACCGTTAGTTTATGATAATGATTTCCATTTAATGGCTGGTGAGTTCTTCAAGGCACCTCTAATGCAGGTATCTTATTCAAAAGATGCTGGTATGTTTCAAGGTTTTCTTGAAGATGTTTTATCGGCCACAAATATTGAGCCGTTGTTTGTAAAACATTTGCAACCTGAGTTTGGAACCTTATCAGAGGCTGCTGCATACGCCAACATTTCTTTAGAAAAAGTTCTTAGAAAAGCAGTAGACTCTAAATCAGTAAGAAAGTTGAATGGACTTGGTTATGGCATGGCTATGCTCAACAAGCCAATTATTTACAAAGGTATTACTGGCGATGATGTATTAATTAGTTCAACAGGTATGACTACTGTTCGTAAAAATACTAATATCAATAATTACGTTACAGATCAATACGGCTTTAAATACCTAGCTAATGAAGTAGAAACAATAGACTTTTCTGTTAGAGATAGTGATGGTAACTTTGTTACTAAATCTATTCCTAAAAAGAAGATGGGATTAAAACCTACTGCTCATAAACCAGTTAGAAGTTTTTATGACAAAAGAACAGATACGTATAAACCTTATTATACATATGCTGGCAGCTCGTTATCGAAACAAGCAGCTGTTATGCCTACACAGGCTATTGATGCGGGTATGGTAACTCTTTCTACTTTATTTGTTAATTCGAATAGACCACAACCTAGGCCTATCTCTTGGGTTCACGACTCGAGTATCGCTACTGGAGGTAGTTCTCTTATTTATCGTAATGCTTATAACAATATTGCGATCCCAAGGGCTGTCAAAAGAATGGCAAAGACTAATGGAGATATCGCTAGAGGCTATGCTGAAGCAAAGGCAAGTGAATTAGCTTTAATTAGAACTAAAGGCGTTGTAGGTATTGGTTCTGCAGGTGAATACGAAGCAATGGGTGGTTTCTTTGATAGTATATTTTACCAATATCTGCCTAACAGTAGTTATAAAGATATATACATGGGTAAGTTAAATGCAAGAGGTTTGCCTAGAACCGAGGAAGACTGGAAAAAGAAAGTAGCGCAGATGGAGGAGCTTTTGTTAGAAGCCCAAGACTACTCCTGGATACCTCCAGAAGCAGTAGTAGAAAGTCAACGTAAAAACATGGCGGTAGACGCAGGTGATTTTGCTAAACTATTACAGCTATTTGAAGAAATTCAAGGCATTACTGATGCTGAACTTTCTAGTTGGGCTAAGACATCAGAAGCAGAAGGGCTAAAAGCTGGTAGGCATCTTTTAAAAGTCGCTAGTTACGGAGGTATACACCAGCTCTCGCCTACTGGCGGCGCAAGACCTGTTCTTTCTGAAATGATTGAGAGTTCTAAGCCCCTTCCTAAGGCAGTCGTAGAAGCTAAGCCTATGGAAGCAGAAGCACCTAAGAAAGTTCCTGACGCTTCTAAAGAAGCTAGGAGAGCATTGTTAGCTAAAGCAAAACAAAGAGCCGAGAATCCCAACGTGCCAGCCATAAACGACTCAATTACTGAAGGCGGTGAGGTACCTCCTGTAGTCTCTTCTTCTAAAGTTGGTACTCCTGTTAAACTTGAGGATATTATTAAAGATCTGGATAGTGAATATAACTATGACTATGATAGTGGTGTTGTTGAGGACTACATAAAAGATCTTGACAGAAGAGGATTTAATGTTAAAGACATTAAAGAATCAGATATAATGAAATTCTTTGATACTGAACCTGACTAAAGAAATTTTAAGCCCCTAAACTCTTAATTGAGCTAGGGGCTTTATTTTTTTTTTAATCTATTCTTTTCATTGCTTCTTTAATAACATTTCTGGTACCTGATGCTTGTGTATGGGCCATTGCTAGGGCATCTTCTTCCTTCATACCCTGAGCAATATAACCATTGTAATTTTCTTTATACATTTTGGCAATAGCAGCCTCATTAATCTCAGGTGTATTAGCCAAGTTAGGATCTAAACCTAGAGTATCACAGACTTCCTGATCAGTAACATCTGCGTCACCTTGTAATGCGAATAAATTGTAGTGTCTTATTTGAGACATGATTTAACCTTCCAACGTAATTTGGTAACGCCAACTAGGTAGTCACCTATAAAAGTTTCTAGACCACCGTGGCCTTCTTTACCAGATTCTTCATAAAGACCTTGAGAAATTTTAATAAGCATTTCAATAGTAGATAATAGTGACTGGAGCATATCACCTACGTCTTTATCTTTATTACCTAAATCAATAACTGAATTATCAATATAGTCTTTAATAGATAGCGGTACCATTACATCCATCTGGCGTAACTGTTCTAACAAGCCGTCATGATTACTATAAAGGTACTCATAAATTTCACCAAAAAACTCGTGGTATTGATTGAAGTCTTTATCCTGTACATTGGCATGGTACACATGCGCCTTAAAATAACCAAAGAAGTTATCGGCAATTAAACATTTAAGCTTTGTTTCACAACTCATTTACTTTCCTTCTTGTCTTGTTCTTTTTTCTTACCGAAGATCTTATCATAATTATCCTGATATTTTTGTTCATCAGTAGGTCTACGACCGCTACCTTTACCTGACATTATTCGATCTCCATACTGAATTCAAATTTAAAGTTATCAGAATAGATGTCCATATCAATATAACTATACATAGTTGTAGGCTTAACAGTCTTATGCTCAGTCTCGTGATCAGCTACTTCATCGCACATATCTTCTATATCATATTTATTAATCATTATTATTCCTTTCCCACCTTAGGGTTAATGGTATGCCCAGAGAGATTCGAACTCCCGACCCACAGCTTAGAAGGCTGTTGCTCTATCCAACTGAGCTATAGGCATATACTAAATATAAATGGTGCTCATCCTTTACAGCGATGAGCTTTCTGATAGCTTTACGTACTACAACGCCCTAAGGTAGTGGGATTCTCTATTAGGCTCCGACTGTATTCCATCCCCAGTCACCACCCATACCGTTAACAGAGTATTCTGTGACACGCTTCTCAAAGAAGTTATCATGAGATACACCATTAAGTACCCAGTCCAACCACGGTAGTGGGTTCTCTTTAACTTTAAAGTTTGTTTTCAGACCTAACTGAATAAGACGTCTATCAGTAATATAACGTATATATTTCTTTACTTCTTCCTTCGTAATACCTTCAATAGTATAGTTAGAAAAAGCAAGATCAATAAACTTATCTTCAAGAGACACCACATCCCTAGCAATCTGATAGATCTTAGCTTTGAACTCGTCATTAACCACTCTCGGATGCTCATTACAGAACTCCCTAAACAATCTGGCGTTACCTTCTACGTGTACAGTCTCATCACGGATAGACCATTCAACTACTGTACCCATACCCTTCATCTTACCAAAGCGCTGCAGGTTAAGTAACATAACGAATGAAGCAAACAAGGATACACCTTCATTGAATACAGACTTAGCTAGTGCTAACGCTAGACCTGATTGGGTAGTGTTATCTGACTGAGACATGAATTCAATCTTGTCTGCCATCTCTGAATACTCAAGGAACTTATGATACTCTTCATCGGGTAAACCTAAAGTATCATTCAACAAGGCATACGCACGTTGATGTGTACCTTCACGGCTAGCAAATGAACCTAGCATTACTCGTACTTCATTGTTTTTAAACTTAGGAATAAGGAAGTCATAATAGTTTTGACCTACTTGTACATCACCTTGAGTAAACAAACGTAGAATGTGTGTGATAAACTCTTTCTCATCATGATTAAGCTTGAGCTTCCAGTCATTAATATCTTCTGAAAGATCAGCTTCATCCTCAACCCAATGAATTTCCTCATGTTTCTTTGTTACACCTACAGCCCATTCATGGTTGAATGGCTTATAGGTCTTTGCAAAATCTAGTAGCGACATGTTTATCCTTCACAAGCAAGACATTCATCAGTCTCTTGGGTTGTTGGTTGTGTAGACAAGTAAGTACGTAGCTCTGTAAATCCACCTACGTATTGTCCTTCCAGATAGATTTGAGGTACCGTCCGAACGTCTGGACGTCCCGTAATCTCAGCAGCAGTTTTACCTTCAGATTCAATATCAATATATTCGTATTCAATACCTTTACTCTCCAGTAAATCCTTAGCCATCTTACAGTACGGGCAAAATTCTTTACCATAGATGATTGTCCTTTTCTCTTCCGTTAGTTTGTTAGCCTCAACCTTCTTAGAGACATTCTCTGCACGTTCTTTAGCCTCAGTACGTAGGTAGTATAGACCCTTGAGACCGTGTGTCCAGGCAGCAATGTGTACCTTGTTAACATATGCTCGATCAACTCCAGCAGGGAAGAACAAGTTAACAGATTGACCTTGACATATATAATGTTGACGATCACCAGCAAGCTTGATGATACTCATTTGATCAAGCTCAAAGCTAGTCTTATATACTTCTTTAACAGAGTCCTCAATAAAATCCAGATGTTGTACAGAACCACTATTAGTAATAATGTCAGTCCAAACGTCATTAGTATTACGACCAATAGAAGATAGGTATTGTTCAAGGTAGGGATTCTTTACTAAGAAAGATCCAGCACGAGTACGATGGGTATAGGCATTAGCTTTACTAGGCTCAATGCTAGGGGAAGTACTCAGCAGGATACTACTAGAGGCGTTAGGAGCGATAGCTAGTAGATGCGCATTACGCATACCTGTACCCACCATATCAGGTGCCTCGCCACGGTCAACAGCAAGCAATTTGCTCTGCATCTTAGCTACTGCTTTGATGTATGCAAACATATCGATGTTAAGCATCTGTGCCTTTTGACTTTCAAGAGCTACATTATGACGCTGTAAATAACTATGGAACCCCATAGCACCTAAACCTAATGAGCGTTCCATTGATGCTGAGAACTTAGCACGAGATAAAGAGTCAGGACAGTTATCAATGAAGTACTCAATAACGTTATCAAGCATCGTGATTAAGTCTGCTACCATTGAGGTATCAACCCATTCATCATAGTACTCTAGGTTGACAGAGCTTAGGCAGCATACCGCTGTACGCTCATCACTTGTAGGTAGATGAATCTCATTGCATAGGTTACTACCACGAATTTTTAAACCCTTATCTTTAAGGGCTTGTGGTAGAGCTTTGTTAGCTGTATCAATGAAGTTAAGGTATGGTTCACCAGTACGGAAACGAGTCTCTAACAATTTCTGCCATACAACTCGTGCATCTAACCACTCACCTGTGTTACCTAACTTAGGGTCTAT